CAGTGGTGGTATTGTTAAAATATACCACAGTGTTGATTGTGTATGCTGCCAAGTTGCTCCAGGCACTGGGCACAACCACATCTTGATTGTTGATGCGCACAGTGTTGCCGCTGGTCAAGGCAGCATTGGCCACAGAATTTGTAGTAATACCGTAGGCGCGGCTTTGATTGACCAAGCGTTCAACTGCACCACCTTTGAATATCTGCACACTGCTTTGTGGTGCACCCACATACAAACTACAATTGTAGCTGCAAAGATCAGTGGCTGTGCCAAAATTAGAAAACTCTTCAATCACATTCTGTGTCACAGTCTGCATGAGTTGGAAGTCATTGGTTTCTATTTCCACAATGTCGCCCACCTGCAGGTCGGCCAACACAGTCACAGTGTTGCCAGCCACAGTAAATGTGTCAGTAGTGTCAGGAGCCGCGCTGGCTGCATTGGTCAAGAAACTGTTGTTGATCAACACACTCACAGGCTCTGCCACGGTGCCCAACACAGAGAACTGCACAGTGCTGCCATCTGTGCCATAGATAAATCTCTGCACGTTTCTGTCGTACACATACACTGTGCCTGCTTCAGTCAGGCTGTTTTGTGTGACATCAGGAGCACCAATCAACACTTGTCGACCATCTGTACTGGTGCTGACACTGTGTCCAAATCTGTCTCCGGCCTGACTGGCCGGGTTGGTAATTACCCCTGAGTATTCAAAATATCCTTCTGCTCTGACCAGAATTGTGGCACCAGCTGGTGGGTTGCTGGCCGCAGCAAATGTGACGTCACCGGTGCCTGTGTTAAAAGTGTAGTCAATGTTGGGTCGTTGCAACACATTGTCCACCAACAGTGTAAAGCTGTTGATGTTGTCTGCAGTGAACAGGTATTCATTCAAAGAGAATGTGGTGGTCAATGCCACTGGTGTATAGGCAATGGTCACGGCCAACAATGTGCCGCCTGGACCAACGCCGCCTGCGGGTACAGTAAGAGTGATGGCACCATTAGACACAGCACCGCCAAAGCTGGCAGCTGCCAGTGTGATAGTGTCTCCTACATTGTAATTGATACCAGCAGCAGTGATGGCCACCACGCCTTTGAGTGCACCTGGCTGCCCCACTTGATTGCGTTGATATACCACTGTGAATTCAGCACCTGTGCCCGTGCCTGAGGTTGCACTGGGCACCACATCATAATTGGCCTGGTAGTCTAGAATTTTACGACTGGTTCGTATGATCTCAACTGCATCGTTTAGAGCCGGCGGCACTGTGAACACCACTTCAGTCAAACTATTGCCCACAACATAATCCACATTGAGTTGTCGTTCATCGCCGGCCACGCTCACGGTGAGTTGAGCAGCATTGTCAATTTGAATGTCAGCACCAATGTAGTAGTTTGTGGTGGTGCCAGTGCCCAAGGCTGTGACTTTTTGCAGTTGCCAATCTACCTGCCCAAATGCATACACTTTGTTGGCACCCGGTGCACCCACGTACATCCAACGTTCATCTTGACTGATGGCCACGCTATAACCAAATTCTTCAGCAGCAGTCACTGACCCTGGACTGGTCAACAACTGCCAGGCAGCAAAGGGATTGGTACCTGGTTGACCCAGCAAGGGATCTCGGAATATGACCATGGCATAGCCATTGTCCACTGCACCAGTGCTGCCAAGACTGCCAGGTGCACCGGCCACTGCCCAAGTCTGATTGCCAAAGTCTGCGCTGGTGCCAAGGTCTCGAGCAGCAGTTTGACCGTTGAATGGTCCGCCGCTGACATCCAACACGTCCAGTGTCAGCACAGCATCTGCTGGTGCTGTTGGATTGATTGGCGTGTACACATCGCTGGAACTTTTCACATACACATACACCGCTCCGCGTCTCGGCAGTGCAGTCAAAGAATACGGAGTCCAAAATGCCAGATCTGTAATGGGGGTGCCTTGTGGCACAGGAGCTGGCGCAAAGTAGTATTCAGCTTGAAACGGATCTGACACATATACAATGGCGTTTGTGGCATAGGCATTGGCAATGTTCCACTTGGTGGCTCCCACAGGCAGTCGATATTTTGCACTGCCAACTAGTATGGCCAGTTTGTTTTGAGCCTGTGCCACACTGCTGCCATACTGTTCACCAACATCTTTTTGTTCAGCTGTTAGACTCAGCAGTTGCGAAAACACTTCTTGTTTTTGCAGCACAGTCCATAGATCTTCACCGTTGTTGTCTACCCAGACTTTGGCGCCAGCACGTATGGTATTGGCATAGGGCAATGCTAGTGTGTCGCTGGCTTGAGCCACACGCTGTGTCTGCAGAGTGAATGCTAGTCCAGTGCCATTGACCACAGTACGATCAGTGCCAAAGCTGAATGCTATGGTAATGGTGTCCAGGTTGACCACGGTCAACACAGTGTACACGCCATTAACTTCAGGGTCAAAAAATCTTATGATCAACTGATCTTGTGCTGACAACCCGTGCTGCCCAGAAAATATTACCAGGCTGGTGCCATCCAAGTTGTCACACACATGGTTGATTGTGCCAGGCACAGCTTCAGTTCTGTAGATGTCCCAGTCGTAAGCATTGACCTTGGCCACCCAGATGTTGGTGCCAACACCAATGCTGTCAATGTTGGCAGCCAGGCTGTCAGTGTTGTCGATGTCAAACACTGTGATGTCCACATCTTCCAAGTTCACATAGCCAGCTGTGGGCAGTGCAATGTCTGTGGGCAGCGTGGTAGTGGTAGGCAGAATGTCTGGGCTGGTGATTTTATAGCTCTGACGCCAGATGTCTGACACTAACACAGTTTGATCAGCTTCGCTGATTTGTTGCGAGTTGATAACTTGTACCAAGGAAGGATTGCTGTCCAGCAACGCACGATTCAATCGTAGCTGAAAAAAACTACGGTTAGCATTGGCACCATAAACCGCACGTTGTACAGCCCAGTTTTCATAAATGCTGTAGTCTGCAGATTCTTTGCCCAGGTTGGCCTGTGAGAACAATTCTGCACTGAGCACAGTGCCTTTGCTGCCAAGAAACTGTCGATACACGTTGAGCTGGCTGACGTCATCCAAATTCAACGAAGTCATGTATTCTCTAGGACGGAATCCAATCAAGCCATAGCTCAACAGGTCATTGTCAGTTTCAAGATTGGCTGTGTTGATGTTGTAGCTGTTTTGCAACTGATCGGCCTTGTTGGCCAAGTTGGGCAACAGGCCCAGTTCTATCTGAGTATAGTCGCTGGCCAACCAGTCGTTGGCATTGAACACTGCGGTAGGCTGCACAATAGTGGCTGCTGAATAGTAAGCCCCTTTGAATTTTACAATCTGTCCCTTGGGATACACACTGTAATTGTTCCATTCTTGCACGTTGTCTTGATTGAGAATAAATCCTTGTGCATCTACGGAGCCGTTCCACTCTGTGGTGGTCACCGCAATCAAATTCAAACGACTTTGTCTGGCACCTGTCACTGGTTGATAAATCAAGTCACCAAACACACTGGCATTGTTGAATACCATGAGATGTTCGTAGGCGGTGTACTTTAGGTCGATATAACTCAGTGTTTGATCTGTGGCTGGTTCCACGGTAAATGTGTTGTCAAGACGTGTAATAATGAGATTGCGTGTGGGCAGCTCTGTGCGATTTTGATCCAACAAAATGTTGTCTACTGTTTGTGCCGCCACACTGTCTACCACAGCTTGATCACGAGTAATACTCAGTCGGAATGCCAAGGGATTGAGATTTATCAACGCATTTTCATCCCAGCCCTGTTGACTCCAGTACAAAAACTCAGTGACCATTTGGCCCCAGTCCAACTGATAGCCATTGGTTGTGTCATCAAAGACCAGTCCTTGCCGTTGCAGATACTGGCCCATACTCAACAAAAAGTCACTGACTGCTGTTTCGCTAGCAAACACATAGCCATAGGGAATCTGTACCACACGGTCTGTATACAGTGTAGGCACCCGTACAGTGATGCCGGCCACATCATAGGTCTTTAATCTGCCTGCATACTCACTTTGAATTACATTGAAATATGGTTGTGTGGTACTGTAGCCAAACACAGCATACCCGCCTGGAACCTTTTGTATCACCACTGCTGAATAACTGGCACGATCAAACGGTTGATTTTTGTACAACAGTAGATCATAACTTTCGTCAGGGATCAAAAATGTAGTGTTGACTGAGTTAGGGCTGGACTTTTCAGTGTAAATTTTGATGTACTGTTTGTCTGAGAAACTGGCCATTCTGTAGCACAGCCTCACATCCAGGGCCCCAAGATCTGCTGTTAAATCTGCAGTGCTGTCAATGCCGCTTTGACGATTGAAGTCCACAATCCAGTTGATGTAGCTGGCTTTGCTGACACCATTGCCGTAGATTTCCAAATTGTTGGCATCCAATCTATAGCGATTGTTGTACAAGAATTGCCCCAACACAGGGTCATATTTGTACAAATCACGATCAGCAAACAGTGCAAAGAACTTGGCCGGGCGTGTCAACGCCAACAGCCGCATGACTGCAAACGGATAAGCACTAGAGTTCCACCAAGAAGCTTCTACTGGCCCGCCATCGCCCAGTGCCCAACTCTTGCGAAACGTTTGATCATTGTATGTGCCCACAACTGAATCAAATGGACTCAACAGTTCACCTTCTGTGCCAGCGGGAATCACTGTGGTCAGTCCAGGACGAGCATACTCTGGCAGATAGTATGGAGCCACTGGATCAGCAACATAACCGGCTTCTAGATCATCCCACAACACCAAGTTGTCTTGTGTGTATGGTCCAGGACCGTAGTTGTCTTCCCACCAGACGGGCTTGATGGTAAAGCCCAGCATCTCCCAGGGAGAGAGTTCTGGCTGTTGTGTGTCATAGTAGTAGCGATAGATGCCACGCCACGCACCCAGCAATGGTGCATTGTCTAATTTGCTTTGGCTGCTGCTGTAGTTCCACGAAAATTCATTGGCTGCCTGATAGTCTTGAGTGCGATAGTCCAGCTTGTTCCAGGCCACATAGCTCAAAAAATCTGTGTTCAAAATTTGATCTATTTGCTGTGTGCTGTAGCCAGTGGTTCTGAACTGTCCGGGCAACACATCAGTCTGAGTCAACGGCACTGGATTTCCATCCAGTTTGAGGTTGTTGAAAATTCTAGTTTCAAACTCCAACAACACATCATCACGAATGTCGCCAAATGTCTTGGTCACACTGCCGTCATGACCAATGATCACTGTTTGCAAACCTGAACTGGTTTGTTGTGTGGTTATTTCTGGACGATAAGCAGGATACAGTCCCAATTTGGTAGGAGTATTGGGCACAAAACTGCCGTAGGTCACTGAGTATTCTTGAATGGTCAACACATCACCCAGGGCCAGAGTGGCAGTGACCACAATTCTTGGACCGTCGGCAGGCACAGTGTAATCTAAATCACGAGTGAGAATCACATTGTTGAGATACACATTCATGCCTTGGTAGTTGGCAGAAGTATAATTGTACACGTTGATGGTGTCAAACGTATCTGTGGTGGTGCGACTCACGGTGTACTGTGTGGTTTGATACACAGCACCAGCTGGGATCATGTCGCTCCAGTAAAAAGGCTGGGATTCGATTCGACCCAGAGTAATATCAGCCAAGGCTGTGTCCAGCACTTGACCGGTAGTTTGAAACTGAACAACTTGTTGTGTCACAGCGTTCAACAATTGACCTTTGAATTTTAAATATTCGTTGCTGTTGTACTGCAGGCTGGAAAATATGTTGTAGGTGTCGCTGCGTAAAAAATAACCAGCCAGAGTCAATGGTGCACTTTGTTGCAGTATGGTCAAGCCAAATGGTACCAAATTACCTAGGTCTCGAGTGTTGTTGGCACCGTTGATAGGGCCAGACAATGTGACCAAGTTCTCACAAATGGTTTCATAGTGTGTGCGAATAGTACCCAGTGTGAAGCTGGGACTGTTGGTATTCAGCGGATTGTTTTGTAGATTTATTGGCACTTGGAAAAATGCCACTTCACTGATCTGGTCACTCAGCACCAGCACTTCTATCACGTCTGTGGGCAGATATTCATTGATCAAAGTAATGGTAGTACTATCACTGTCAACTTGGTAAGTGTAGAGGCCAGGCAACACAAACTCAGCACCTACATAGATTTTGACAGCGGGCATTGCAGAATCAGTACCCACTGCCACATCCAATTTCAACGTTTGTGAGGTATAGGTAAATTTGAACTGTTGATACTGCTGACTGGGTGCGGCTGCTGTTTGCCAACCCAGCAATCTGTCGAATGTCACACGATCACTGTATTGTCTGGCCACTCCTGAACTGATGTCTGATGTTATGGATACATTGTCTTCCACGTACAAGAATGTGTCTTTGTAGAGATTGTTTTCAAAAACAATGTCACCAACGTTGTTGATGTTCAAATACTGCAATGGAAATTGCAACACAGGGTCCAACACACCTGAGTCACCCACAGCATAACTGAACAATTTGCTGCCTACAAAAGTTGTAGAAGGATAGGTAGTGTTGTTGCCAAAACTGGTGCCAGTTAAATCATACACATCAAACAGTGGTGCCTGCTGTACTGATGTTTTTTGTTGTGCTTCAGTCCACTGTATACCATTGTACCAGAATGACACACCTTGAAGATCATTGCCGTCCAAACACAACACTGATTGATCAGTCAACACCAGGCCGTCGCTGGCCAATACCAGATGTATGATAGGTTGTGCAATCAAGGGCGGAACACTGTCAGGTGTGATAAATTGCACCACATAAATTTTGTTTTTAACTTCAGGATCTTCATCAGCAGCAAAGATCACTCGTGTGCCATCCACAAATGTATATCCATCAACTGCATAGCTGGTGGCACCTTCAATGTTGCTGAGTGCATCAGTTTCTTCAAAGTCAATGATGTCCACTGGCTGCTTGCCTTCAGTACCCATGTTGTACAGTCTGATGTCAGGCTGGAATACTATGATAGGACGTTTGGCGCGATAGTTGTTGTCAAGTTCAGCCACAGTGTTGTTGTATTCAGCACTGGCTTGAATCACATCCACGTGGAACCAACGATTGCTGCGAGTCCAGGCATTCAAATCCTTGCTGGCTCTGTCTATGGTAAGATAGTCAACTTGGTCTGGCTCAGACGCTATGGTGCTGTCATTGGCGTCAACTACGTAAGTTTCTGGAGTGATGAAATCGCGCACTGGCAACAGTTCTATGGCTGTGCCTACGCCGGCCACATAGAATTCGTTGTTGGCAATGGCCACACCAGTGAACCCGGTCACGGTGGCGGTGGTCAATTCCACTGTGGCCCCGTCAACTGCCAACGCCAAGCTAAATTCTGTGCCAGTTGCTCCGATTGTCTTGATATAATAACTTTGTCCTGGCACAATGCCGCCGGCTGTGGTGCCCGAAAATACAATTTCTTCACCTTCATACAGTTCGGCTGTGCTGTTGCAAGAGACAAAGTTTGACCCAGCTTGCGTGCCTGTACAAGTAATGGTCACTGTGCCTGAGCCGTAGCTCACTGGTAACACATCGCCAGTGAATCGAACTTTGAGTCCGTTGGTAAATGTCACACCATTCGGACTCACATAATTCTTTTGTCCCAGTATGCTGTCAATGAATATTGTGCTAACTTCAGTAAAATCCAACAGCCGAATGCGACCAAAAATCTCAGGATCTGTGCCGTCTTGGTAATACAACTCGTTTAACACAGCAGTCAACAATGGAATTTCTTGAAAATATCCAGCAGAATTTTTGTACCAACTGGTATTGCTGAACGTGTTGCCGTAGCTGATAGTAAACTTTTGATTAGTAGCAATGTTTGCTATTTTAACCAGACTAATGTAGTCCACACCTTCTTCATTTACTATGTTAATCTGCCACACTTGATATCTGTCAGCCAATGGTACTGCGGTAGCCTGATCAAACAGTTCTGAATCGTAACTGCCAATTTGATCATTGAATACATCCAGTCTAGGCAAGGGATCAAAAAATGTAGTCTGTAGCCAGCCGCCAGTTTCAGCATCCAATATGGGATTGGTAAACACCAAAGTTCTAGTTGACAAATATGTAATACCGTCAATACCACCGTAAGTTGCTATAAACTGTTGTAATGGTTGATTGTTAATTTGATTGAACTGCAATGTGGTCAAAAGATCAATGGGTCCTACATCCACAAGATCATAGTAAAATTGCTGGGCGGTTTTCTGGGGCACATTGAATGTGACTATGCCAAGATCTTCGCCGTTGTTGGTAACACCATACACATCACGACTGCTGATGTTGGGCGTGGTGGGTACAACTCCATCTACTCCTGGATTGGTTTGAATCCAAAACCCCGGACCAGTACCGGGTATGCCATCCACAATGTTGATAGTTCCACGCAGGTTGGTTTGATTTTCACTGACATAGTACAGTGTGTCTGGAGCATCTTGTGGCACAGTAAAAGTCACAAGACCAAAACTACTACCGTTTCGTAGCACACCTGAATTGTAAGCATCGCCGGTGCCAAGACTCAGGGCAGTTTTAATCCAGAAAGGGTACACACCAGTAAGTGTGATATTGAACACATAGGTATTGCCACGTGCCAGTGTCAGTGTAGGGTTGGGCTGAAAATCCAACAGATATGCGGTGGTGCCATCGTTGGTCACTCGATAGTTTACAGTTTCTTTGGTATTTTGTGCCACTTGAAATGTGTAACTGCCACCACGCACTAGATCCAAAGTGGGATTGGATCCATTCACTCCAGAAAATGTATACACTCCATTGGCGCGGTCAACAACAAAATTGTCGGTTAGTGGTACTCCTACTGCACTCACATCCACTGTGGGCGGACCACTGGGCAACCAAAAATACTGACTGAAGTTGATAAAAGCATCATAGTCAACAAAAGGATCCCAGGCATAATACTCACTGCGATACAGTTGGTCTGCACGAGTCTGATCACCGCCTTGAAAACCAATTGCATCGTTCATGCCAGGGTAAGTGATTACATTTTTGACATTTTGTGTGTCAGGTTCTAGACTTATGACTCCGGGTTCCAGTTGATAATTTTGTCTGGTTGTATTAGGTTCCACCACATAACTGTCATTGGGGTTGACACCAGGGCCCACTGTGCGACCAATAAAGCCTTGAGTTTTTTTGAACTTGGGTTCTTGAATCATCTGATCCAAGGTGGCAGCTAAAAACTGCTTGTTGACCGGGGTTCGAAAAATTTCTGGTAAAAAATCTACTGATCTTGTGCGGGCCATTAAATTACTCCACTGCCAGGTGCAGTGCGCAGGTTGGCACTGGTCAAAGCTTCAATCACATCAATATTGTCAATGGTGGCACCATTGGCAAAAATTTCGTTTGGCTGACTGCGTATTTCATACAGATCGCCAAAGCTCTTTTGTTGGTCCAATGGTACCAATACCACTGAACTGATAATGGATCCCAGTTGACTGTGCAGGTAAGCTGCCAATTCTGAAAAGTAAAATGTGTCGCCAAAATTCCATTTGTCAATGCTGAAATATGCATTCATTTCTGCCAACACACTGCTCTTGATCTCACTGGTACTGGCTGTGCTATTTTGCGCACGAATAACTTTGATAGTGGCCCGTAGTTCTTGTGCAGCCTTGGGTCCAAACAAGGGTTTGAATACCACACTGTTGACCACAATGTTGTCACTGATCATTTTGTAGTCTTGTAGTGCTTGATAGTCAGTGCTGAGTTCGTCAATGGTGGGTCGTTGTGGCTCAGTCACAGTGCCTGTGGTATCACGCAGATAGTTTTGGTACGCAGTATAATAACTCAGCGTCACCACGTAAAGATCCACAATGTTGGTGCTGCCTGGATCAATTCTGTTGGTCAGCGGTGAATTGTGTCGATATTGAAAATACAAGTCTTGACGCCCAGGCCGTGCCAGCCATCCTGACACAGCAACCAAGGTGCGTACTCCTGTGACTGATATACTGAGTTCGTAGAACGCCGATTCAGCATAGGCATAAAACACCTGCCCCGGTGTCCACTCAGTTTTGGCCAATTCAATTTCGTCCAGTGTGCCGTAGTCATAGATCACGCGACCTTGTTCGACCAGCAGATAACGTTCTAAATTGTCAAAATCCACAGTTTGTTGCAAAAACACATAGGGACCTGATGAAGATGTTGGCCCTACAATTTCGTCAAAAAAGTCAGGGTTGTCAGGCACGCCGTCGTTGTCACTATCACGATAGCTGACCAACACTTGGAAGTCATCAACATAGCCATCGCTTTGAATTGGTTGGTCAATGATGGTGGTATAGATATCACCGGGCAATGACTCTGTGGAATCAGGTTTGGTGTTCACTGCCAACACATTGATAAAGTCCTTGATCACTGTGCCAGTGCGGCTGTCGTATACCAGTTGGTTTTCATAGAAGAAAAAGCGTGTTTGCAACACTGAACCAAAGTTGTAGCTCAAGCCGCGGAATGTAATGGTGTAGTTTTGATTTTGCACCACAAATTGTACCAGCCAAGATGCATCAAGATTGGCACCTGATGTGTTGCCTGCATACTGCTGGCTCCAGGTTGCTGGATTGGCAGACGAATAGGCGTCAAGATTGGTGCTGGTGATCAAGTACCAGGTATAAGGAGTGCCAGTGATGCTACCATTGTTGTCGTAGCCTAGGCCAAAATTGCGAAACAGCAACATTTGTTCGGCCATGGCCTGTTCCAATGCATTGGGTAGATCTGTGACAAACAGCGGAATAATGGTATCAACAATGGCGCCTGTGGGCACAAAATTGTTGATAGTCACTGGTCCAGCACCTGAACTCAAGTTGCCCAGGCCACCATTGTAACCATCGCCCACGATTTGTTGTGGACTGGCCCAGATTTCCATGCGTTCATCTGCACGAGTGGCAGTGCCCTGCACCAGACGATTGTTGCGATCAAAATAGTAGCCCACAGGTGGCACAAAACGTATGAGACTGCCAGGAATCACATACTTGAACATGGTGGTTGTGGTTGCGCCCACTGGTATGGGTGTGCCGCTAGGGAACGTGACGCTGGTAGTGGTGTTGCGGAAATAGCCAGTGGTTTCATTGGCCAGTGTGGTACTTTGATTCCAGGTATAGCCTGCCAACCAAGTTACTCCTGTGGGTTGTGTAGATGATGTGATGCGTGGAAAATTGGCGTAATAAAATTGACGCATGGTTGCATTACCAATATCGGGCTGTACTTGGTTGGTAATCACATCGGCTATGTCATTGCGATTGGTATAAGAAAACAAGATAGTGGGCAATATGCTCTGTAGCCACAGTGCACCATCACTGGAAAATGTGTTGGTGCTTGAATATTTGCCAGTGTTGTCCACAAGATCCAAGTATCTGCTGGTACCAATTGATGCACGATTCAATGCCTTGCTCTTGATAATACTATTGTATTGTGTGTATGGAAACAGGTTGTAATCTTCCCCGTTGACCATGCGATCCTGTGTGTAATAGCGGGCAGGAGCACGTTGTTTGATTTCAGCAATGGGTTCACGTGCCTGGCTGTTGCTCACAGGGCGTGTGATGCCGCAGGTGAATGTGATGGTTTGCAAGTTGCCATTGCGGTCAGTGTAGCTGATGGGCAACACAACATTTTGCATTTCTTCAGGGTTGATGATGTACTGAAGACCGTTTGATGCACGCACATACGAACGGAATGTGCCCACAGGAATTTCACTAAACACGCCGTCGCCAAATACCAGAGTGATTTGATCATTAGCTCTAGATGTCACAGCATAAATGGCCTGCAGGGCATTGCTGCGTTGTTCAGCGGCTGTGTAAACGTTTTCCACAAACTGCCATTCTCTACTGATTGTGCCTATGTTGTCCAGTTGAAATAGCCAACGATCTTGGTTGTTCACACCTTCAATGTTGATGTCCACTGTGCGGTTGGCAATGCGTTCGGCCAGGTTAAAGTCTTGGTTTTGCAACACACCTTGTTTGAACAAAAAGAAATAACCAGTGTTGGCTGATTGAAATCCCAGCTGATCATTTCTAAACAGTATGTTGAATGTGGTGTCAGGCACAGGAGACGGCTCATACACATAGTCGCGGCCTACGCTGGTGCTGGTCACTGCTTCAAAAGGCATGCTAACACCGTCCACTGTGGCAGTGTAGGGAATAACTGGCAAAAAGCCCGACACCAGATTGATGCCATACTCGTCAGTTCTCACGCCCAAGATGGTTTGTCTGTTGCCAGGTCGTCCCACTCGCTGGCTGTCAACAAGACTGGCGTTGATGATAGCAGTGAACTGTTCTTGCCAGTCCACATTGGTGGGGTCTGCCCAGTTCACTGTGATGTTGGCCAGATTAACTCCGTTGTAATCCACAACATTTTCTGTTGTGGTCACATTGAATACCTTGAGATAGCCTTCAGCAGCAGTGTTGCGTTTGGCAGTGTAGCTGACCAGATTGGCCAAGCGCACCACTGAATCTCTACGTTCAGCTGTGTCTATGTAGTTTTCACGAGTGTTTAGATCGGTACGGAATGCAAGAGCTTGACCCATGAACGCCATGACATCCAGCAAGGCAATGAATTCACTGGATTCAATGTAGTCATTGAACGTTTCAGGGTAATACAACCGCAGGTAGTCGATGAAACTTTTGCGTAGCGTTTCAAAGTCATAACTTTGAAAATCAGCTTCGCGATAGGTTTGATAGATCTGTTTCCAATCCTCTACACCAAATATCGCTGTTTGTCTTGTGGTTGTTGCCATGGTTCTCTCGTCCGTGCTTTATTTATTGATAATAAAAACGGCTCAGTTATACATAGCTGGCGTTGCGAGTCTGCTCGTCAAAAAATATGCTGAGTATTTCGGCATTGGTGGTGTTTACAATGGTGATTTCCAACTGAATCAAAATGCCATTTTCCTGGGGAAACACCTGAATGTCATTGATAATCAATCTGGGATCGCCACCGGCCACACGTTGCACTTCGTCACGTATCTGCTGTTGCAGTTGTTCAACTTGATTTTCAAACACATATTCATACAGCACTGTGCCATAACCTGGACGACCTGGCAGTTCACCTTGGCGAATGTTGAAAGCATTCAAGAGATCACGCTGAATCAATGCAAAATCTGTCAGTGTGAATTTTTTGTTTTGATTGATGGTGTTGAAGCCGATGAATGTGGTCATGACAATATTTATGGGTGTTAACTGGCAGCAGTTTGGACGGCTAGTTCACGCAGTTTGGCCAGGGTCGATTCAATGCGTTTTCTAATGCCTGCCACTTTAGCCAATTCACTTGCAATCTTGGCCAACAAAGCATCACCGGATCCTGGTTGAATTTTGTTCAGCTGGGTGGCTTGGCGTTGATATTCCAAGTATTGACTGTCAACTAGAAGTATTTTGCCCAGCTCTTTATCAAGTATGCTAATACCTTCGCTGGCTGTAGACGCTGTCACTGTTTTGCGAATTTCCAAGAACTGCTGTTCAATCACAGTTTGTTGCGCACTGGTCAATGCAATCTTGCTTTCAAGTACCAGCACTGTGTCTTTTACGTTGAGCGGTTGTGAGGCACCGTAAGAAAATTCAGGTACCTTGTCGTTGCCCACAATGCGTTTGCTGGCAGCATCCACAGTCTGTCGATCCGCAGTGTTTTCAGCTGGCAGCGGAGTGATTTCAGCTTTCATGTCATCATCCACTTTGAAAGTTGCAAAATCTGCAGCAAATGCACCGTCTCTTGCTGCGGTGTCAAGACTGGCTTGAACGTTGGCCGGTAGTGGTAATCCTTGCGCCCAGGCCAAGGTGTCAGGCACACTTTTGGCAGCAGTGTTGGCCAGTCCAGTGAGTGAGGCCACACTGAGTTTGTCTGTGGGTATGCCCAGTTGCTTGACAGAATTCAATCCTTGACTCATCAATTGTTGTTGAATTTCGTCTTGCTTGGGCACTGAACTCAACAAACTGTCAAGATTGTTGATACCATCTTTGCCAGTCCATACTGCAGGACTTTTTAACACATCAGTCAATGTGTTTTGCCCTTGATTCAACAGGGTAGCAGCAGTGCCTGGTTTGATAATGCCAGCTGATTCCAGTTGTTGTGCATTCAATCCAAATTTTCCCAACCCCAAATTGTCAGAAAGAGCAGTAGCATCTTGTCCAACCAGTTTGCTGGCACTGCTCATGGCAGCTGTCACATCAGGCACACTCAATCGTTGTATGGGCACCAAGGCTGGCTCTTGACGAGCAAAATCAGCAATATTAATACCGTTGGTCACTGGCAATGCCCCTGATCTTAACCCACTGTTTGATAGTCTACTAAAAATACTTGATGTCTGTGGTGCTAGGTCACCAACTGCAGGAGTGCTTTGCAGTGCTCCTAGTGTGCTGCCGCCTCTACCGCTGATGGCTTGTGCTGCCTGGGCCGACGCACCTGGCAAGCCGTCTGCTGCTTGCGTGGCAGCACTGACCACATCGCCAGTGGTCAATCCTACTAGACTGCCGGCCTTGAGCTGTTGATCAAAGATGGCCTTGGCCTGTGCTGAGGTCAGGGTAGGTGCACCTTTTATTTCGACCTGTTGTCCAGTCACAGGATTGTCAAACTTGAAAATACTCATTTTACTGAAACCTCCACTCCTGCTGGCACAGGTGCTGCACCTGGCGGAGGTTTGGGTTTTCCTGGTTCAAATTTGGTTTCCACAGCCACACCTTT